CGACAGCCACGGCACCGAGTGCCACACCTACGGTTTTGAGAACCTTGCCGAAGCCTTCAAACTTACTGCCGGATTCCTCCGCAGCCTTGCCGCCATCCTTGATGGCCTTCTCATTTTCGTCCAGCTCCCGATTCATGTCGTTGAGGGCGGCTTCGGCATTGTTGAGCTGGATCTGCCAGTTCTGGGTGCGGCGGTCGTTCTCTCCGAAAGAGGTGGCGGCATTCTGCAGAGCCTTGCGAAGGGTGTCGATTTTTGTAGTCTGCTCATCGATCTCTTTTCGCAGCACCTTATTCCGTGCGGCGAGAGCCTCCACGGATTTATCGTTTTTATCGAACTGAGAGGTGGCGAGCTTCATTTCGGAGCCGAGCACCTTGAAAGACTGGTTGATGTCCGCCAGGGCTTTCTTGAATTCTTTTTCGCCCTCAAGACCGATCTTCAGTCCGAAACTGTCTGCCATGTACCGTCACCTCCTTAAATGCCGTCCGGGATAATATCGTCAATGTAGTGTTCGTGAGCAGGAACAGCCTGCCCGTTATACTGCTTGTGGCACTCCCATAAGTCCAAAAGCAGGCCAAACGGCATCAGCCACACCTCATCCTGGCTGAGATGAAGGTGGGCAAGACCGTAATAAAGAAGTCGGGTAAACAGCTCCGCATCGGAGACCGTTACCCGACTTGTGCGTTTTTTGAGCCTTTCTCGCTTTCCACATTCCGCTTGGTGCCCTTGTAGAGTGCCTCCGTAATGGCGGTTTTGTATCCGGCGAGGTCGAGGGGCGTGGTCAGAAGCTCCACCACATCTTCGGTGAGTAGCTCCTTGGGATGCTCCTTGTCCTTGAGGTTGTGGACAAGAATACTCTGATTCGCCAGAAGCGTGATAAGCCACACGATCTCTCCGATAGCCATTTCAAAGTTCTCGGACTTCATCAGCTTCTCACCGAGGTTTTCCAGCCCGCCGTATCGACCGGCGATCTCCTTGGTAGCCTTGGTCGTGAGGAGCAGCGTGTATTCCTCGTCACCGATGGTGATGACTGCGGTTCTTTCGTTATCCATTGTGTGTTACCTCCGTTAACCCTGTTTTTCGGGTGTCGTGGTATAGGTCGGCTCGTAGACTTCCTTATACCAGTTCGTGATGGTCGCAGCGGGCACATCGCCCTCCAGTGCCTCTGCCTTCCACGGGTGCTTGCCGCCTGCGTCTGCCTTGTTGCGGCGCAGGATGGTGCCTTCAATGGTCGGCGTAGAGAAAGTGATGCTGTCGCCCTTGGTGGCAAGGTTCGTCGCCGGAATACCGAATTTCACTCGGTACAGCCAGTAATACTTGTACTTGCCGTTGGATTTCTTGGCGCGGAAGCCGACAGCCACAGGGTCGCCGCCGTCCTCGGATGCGGAAATCAGCACCTTGTTTTTGTCGATGGTCGCGCCGGTGAGGTCGGATGCTGCCGCAGAGCCGATATCATCAATGCCAAGGGAGAGTGTGCCGGATTTGAATTCCTTCACGATCTCCGAAGCACCGTCGTCGGCATAGAGCGTTGCCTCCGCCAGTTCCACCGAAAGGTCAGCGGAGATGGCTTTGGCAAGCTGGGACGGCGTACCGTAGGTTTCCTCACCGGCGTCGTTCTCGGTGATTTTTGCGTAATACAGTCTGTCAAGACCGATGGTTGCCATGTCTTAAACCTCCAATTCATAGATTTGTGCCACATCTATGGCGTAGTGATGATAGCCGGTTTCGGTCTCAAAGCCGATGTACCGGCGGTCGGTAATATAAAAGTCCGCACCCAGCAAGGCGCGGACGAGTGCATTTTTCAGTTTGGTGTAGCCGCCCTTTGTGAAGAGGGACAGCCGTGCCTCCTGCGTTTCGCAGCCGGGGGTGTTGTCAGCGTGGAGATCAAAGCTGTCCGACAGCGGCGTAATCACCAGATAGGTGTCCGGTGCTTTGCCGGAGAACACACCCGTTTCCACTGGAACACCGCAATGCTCGGCGATGGTTTGTAAAGCGGATAGAAGACTCACAGCTTTTCCACCTCCTCATCCAGCGCCTTGGTCATGGCATCGATGCATTCCTGCCGGGATGCCGTTTTCGCAGGCTTCAGAAACGGCTTTGCAGGCTGACCGTGCTTGCCGTATTCGATGATGTTGGCCAGCTTGGCATTGCTGCTGCCGTCCGAGCGGGGTTCTGCGAAGCCGACCTTGATGTCGTGGTTACCGTCCCGGTTCAGCTTGGAGGGAGAAAGGCCAAGCGCACCTTCCAGTTCGCCTGTGGTGCGGGATTTGAACTTTGTCCCTCTGCCAATAACGGAGGAGAGATTGCTCTTGACTTTTTTCAGCACCACCTCGCCACCGGCCTGCAGGACGGTATCCGCAACGCTGTCAAAGTTGCTGCCGAGCTTGGAAATCTTCAGGAGGAAATCCTCCGGCATTTTCATTTCAGCTTTTGCCAATGGTAGGTTCACTCCTTTTCGCTAAAACCTCGATGTACATCCCACGGCCTTTGACATCCTCTACGGACACAATATCGTAGCGACAGTCATCGCAAATGAGAAACTGGTCTGTGGTGATTGTCAGCCCCGGAATCCGCCGAAAGCGGAACAGGTCGGTCGCTTCACTGAATGCAGCGAGGTTTGCCCACCGCTGACTGCCGTGCCGACCTTCCCGGTACACACGGACGGAAGCGAGGACTTCATCCTCGGAATGTGTAAAGCCCTCGCTGTCCTTTATCTGCCTTGTTTCCACAATATCGGCAAAGCCGTTCATTTTTCCGAAACTCATACCTGCCACCGCCTATCCAAGCGGAGCAGCAGATTTACCGTGTTCCACACCTGCTGTGCCGCTCCGGTATTATCCGCAAAGAAGCCGCCCGTGCTGCCGTCCCGGCTTTCATAGAAGTGGGACGACAGCATAATGACGGCTTGCTCTGTGGTGGGCGGCATAGGGTTTTCCTTGTAGTAGCCCTCCGGGATGTGCTGGTAGCTTTCGGCGTAAGAAACAGCGGCGGTGATGTAGCTTTTCAGCAAGGCATCATCCGCCGTGTGTTCCAGGATAAGGTTGGCTTTCACTTTGGAGAGAAGCTCGTCCATCACCGCCGCCTCCTTCCTTATTCGGTTTTCAGCTTGAGGATCTGAACGGCTTCGGGGAGAATGAGTTTGCCGTCCACACGCTCCTTGGCAACGAAACCGATCATACCGTTGCCTGCGAACAGCTCATTGAGCTGCTTGAAGGAACGGGTGCCGCGGTCGCCGATGTTGTAGTAGCTGTAATCACCGAAAGCGATAGCGTTCTCCGGTGCATACGCAGAGGTGTGAACCGTGTAGCCGAGAATGCGGTCCGGTTCGCCTGCCTGATAGGAAGGCTGCCAGATATACGCACCGTTGTTGTCCTTCAGCTTGCGGATCTGCGCGATAGTCTTGTCGTTCATGATGAAAGAGGCAGACTTGCGGTAGGGACGCTTCAGTGCATGGATGAGGGTGATGAGATCATCGCTCTTGAGTGCCGCAGTCAGCGTTTCTGCCACATGACCACCGCCGGTCTCCGCAAACAGACCGAGGGGCTGACCGACACCGGTACCGTTGAGGAACGCGTCCTCCTCAGCATTGGCGAGTGCCTTGCCGAACTCGGTGAGAATGTAATCCTCCAGCTTGAACGCATTGTCGTAGAGCAGTTCTTCGGTCACCTTGATGGCAACATGGAGCTTGTGCGCGTCCAGAAGGATCTGGGCAAAGGTGGCGTCACCGAAAGAGAGTGCGCCGCCTTCCTCAATCCATGCAGCGGCAGGTGCGGTCGCTGCAATGTTGATCTTATGCTCACCGGACGTGGTGATGGTGTGACCGAGCTTTCGCATGATGTTTTCCTCGGAAAGCGTCTGAATGAGGCGGGAATCATACTCTTCGGGTACGAGGTAGCCGCCGTCAGCGTCAACACCCTCGCGAAGGACATCGCTCACCTGGCGGAAGTTGCTGCGAAGGGCGGTGAGCATTCCGGCGCGGTAGGCATCGGAAGCACGACCGGTCTTGGGCTTCTCGTCAGCGGTGGACTTGCCGTTCATGGGCTTCTCGGTGATGGGAGAGGAAGTGGGTCTGTTCAGCTTTGCTTCCATTGCGGACATAGCCTCCATGCGCTCGATCTCGGCACCGTAGTCCTGCACTTTCTTTTCCATCTGAGCATAGGTCTTGGCATCCTCATCGGAAAGCAGACCGTCCTTGTCGCGCTTGGTTTCCACAAATGCCTTTGCGGCGTTCCAAGCCTGGTTGCGCTTTTCACGCAGTTCGTTGATAGTCATATTGAATTACCTCCAGTTTTTAATGAGATTGAGCCGATCCATAAGGTCATCGGCTTTTTGTGTACGGTTAGATTTCGGGTCGATGGCACATTTTGCGGCGATTTTCTCCATGAGAGAGTTCACCACGTTCGCCTTGGAATACAGCATGGAAACGGTGGGTGTGGGCGCCTCTTCGGATTCCGAGCTTCTCTGCATGATTTCATCCGCAAAGCCGAGCTCAACAGCCTTGTTTGCATCCATCCATGTTTCGGCATCCATGAGGTGACTGAGTTTAGCGCGGGAAAGCCCCGTCTTGATCTCATAGGCGTTGATGATAGAATCCTTAACGCTACCAAGCATTTCGATAGCTTTCTGCATTTCGTCCGAATTGCCGAATGCCGCCGTCATAGGGTTGTGGATCATAAGCATGGACACGGGAGATACCAGAACCTTCGTGCCTGCCATAGCGATGACGGACGCTGCAGAGGCGGCAATGCCGTCGATCTTGACCGTGACATCGCCGTGGTAGTCCATCAGCATATTGTAGATTTGAGCCGCCGCCACGCAGTCGCCGCCGGGGCTGTTGATCCACACGGTAATATTTCCGCTGCCGGACATGAGCTCGTCTTTGAAAAGCTGCGGGGTGACATCATCGTCAAACCAGCTTTCCTCTGCGATGGTTCCGTTCAGGAACAGCGTCCGTTCCGCTGTCTCCGTCTGGTTCTTCCAATTCCAAAATTTCTTCATCGGTTTTTTCCTCCTTTCCGTCATCGGTGGGTGTATCTGCAAAAGCACCCGCATTCTTCAGTGGGAGCATATTGCCGTTAATGAGGTACAGGTCGCCGCCGTCCTCTGCCGGGATACGGTCGAGGTTTTCCAGCTCACGGATGTCGTTGGCGGACATCCAGCCGTTCTGGCGGCCGATGGCGTACCCGTTCATGCGGCTCTGGTAATCGCCGCGGAGCAGACCTTCCAGATTGAACTTCACAAAATACGCAGCTTTTTCATCCTTAGACAAAAGCGACCGCTGGATTGATTGCTCCCAGCGGATGACCCAGGGGTCAAGGGTGTACTTCACGAACTCCAAGGACTGCTGCTCAATATTAGAAAAGCTCGACTTTTCCAGATCTCCGACCATGTGGGGCGGGACTCGGAAAATTCGAGCGATCTCATTGATTTGGAATTTGCGTGTTTCGAGGAACTGCGCCTGCTCCGGCGAGATGCCGATGGGCGTGTATTTCATGCCTTCTTCCAACACGGCGATTTTGTTCGCATTGCCGCTGCCACCGAAGGTGGACTGCCAGCTTTCCCGCACACGCTGCGGGTCTTTGATGGTGCCGGGGTGTTCCAGCACACCGCCCGGCGCGGCACCGTTGGCGAAGAACTTTGCACCATACTCCTCACAGGCAATAGCCATGCCGATAGCGTTCTTTGCCATAGCGATGGGGCTGTAGCCAACCAAGCCATCGAAGCCGAGTCCGGGGATATGCAGCACATCTGAGGGCTGAAGCGTTACGGCGAACTCCTTGTTCTTGATAGCCTCGTCTGTGCCACGGTAATAGGTGTAGTACAGGCGACCATCCTCGTCTCTGTCCACCGACATCTTGTTCGGCATCAAAGGGTATAGGGCAACGATCTCGTTCTTTCCGTTTCGGATGATCTGCGCGTAAGCGTTCCCCCAGAGGAGAAGGTGCGTCATGAGGGTTTCCCGGAACACGAAAGAACTCATCTCCGGGTTCGGCTCATCGTGGAGCAAGCGGTAGAGCGGATGGTCGAGCGCCATTGCCTTGCCGCCGCTGTCCGTGTATTTGTATAGGTGCAGCGGCAGACCTGCGACAGCCTCAGACAGGATGCGGACACAGGAATACACGGCGGTCATCTGCATAGCGGAGCGTTCTGTCACCGCTTTGCCGGAGGTCGTGCCGCCGAAGAAAAATGCGTAGTTACTGCCTGCCGTTCTGTTTTGAGGCTTGTCCCTGGATTTGAACAGCCCTGAAAAAATACCCATATAAACTCTCCCTTCATATAAATAAAAGACCTCGACTGTCATAAACAGACTCGGCCTTGTCGTTTCCACAGCGTATAGCTCTGTCAAGTGCCATGATCGTTGCCACGGCGCCGTCGATTTTCTCTGTGGACTTCTCCTTGTCCGGTTTGATGTTTCCGGCAGGGTCGGTGCGGATGAAAATGTTGTCCATCATCCAGCGGAGGACAGGATGTCCCCCATGGGCGATGCGTTCCTCCAGCACCAGTTTCATTAGCTCCTTGGTAGGCGGGGACATATCCTTGAAGCCCTGTCCAAAGGGAACGACCGTAAAACCCATGCCCTCAAGGTTCTGCACCATCTGCACAGCGCCCCAGCGATCAAAGGCAATCTCCCGAATATTAAACCGCTCACCCAGGCTTTCGATGAACTTTTCGATGTAGCCGTAGTGAACGACATTTCCTTCTGTGGTCTGCAAAAAGCCCTGCCGCTCCCACACATCGTATGGCACATGGTCACGGCGGACTCGGAGGTTGAGGTTGTCTTCCGGTATCCAGAAGTACGGCAGGATGATGTATTTGTCGTTCTCATCTTCCGGCGGAAACACCAGAACGAATGCTGTAATATCCGTTGTGGAGGACAAGTCCAGACCGCCGTAGCAGACACGACCTTCCAGATCGTCTTCGCTGACGGCGAACTCGCATTTGTCCCACTTGTCCATGGGCATCCAGCGCACCGCCTGTTTGACCCACTGGTTGAGGCGAAGTTGTCGGAAGGAGTTCTCTTCGCCTGGGTTCTGCTTTGCCGACTCGCAGGCGTCCTTGACCTTGTCGATACCCACCGTAATGCCGAGGGATGGGTTGGCTTTCTTCCAGACCTTCGGGTCCGTCCAATCGTCCGATTCCTCCGCACCGTAGATAACGGGATAAAAGGTGTGGTCGATTTTGCGACCCTCAATGATGTCCTTGGCCTTCTGGTGGATCTCATAGCAGATGGACTTTGTATCGTTGCCGGCCGTGGTGATGAGAAAGTACAGCGGCTGCATTCGTGCATCGCCGGAACCTTTGGTCATAACATCAAATAGCTTGCGGTTCGGTTGCGTGTGCAGCTCATCGAATACCACGCCGTGTGTATTGAAGCCGTGCTTGTTGCCGACATCGGCGGAGAGCACCTGGTAGATACTGCCCGTTGGCTGATAAATGAGCCG